ATGTTTTCGTATGCAGTATTTGCATAATTTTTTGCTGTATTAATTGTATAATTATTTGATATTGTTAATAAATTATCATTTACAACATTTTGAATTAAATCATTATTCACTAATAAATTATCATTGGAACCAATATTAATGCTTCTATTTCTTGCTATTTCAGCCTCGTGATTCCCTTGAATACCTTGTTGTAATGAACCTTTAATATTCATTGTAAAATCTTTTTCAACTTCCAAGTGATAATTACCATACACTAATTGTCGTAAATCACCATCGACAGTCATATTCATATTACCTTTAATATGGATATTTTTATTTGCTACAATGATTTCATAATCATCACCAATAATTTTAACTTGTCTTGTTCCGTCATTATAGATTTCTTCGTATGAACCAGAAGCATGCTGTTTATTTAATCTTAAATTGCCTGGTGTATCATCAACTTCAAATACATGACCACTTTCAGTTTCATTAACCTTATTATATGGATAATCTGGTTTATGGTCATTTAATGGTTTTAATTCTGTCCACGTTTGTGCGGCATAAAAACTATCTGCCTTATCTGGAGCAACTGTTGATATTTTTGCAGGAGAAGCAGTTGTAATACTAGGATAATCCTTTTTGGTTCTCTCTACATTTGATGTTCCCTGTTCATATTTGGTTGCTCTCGCAGAAAAGTTTACATCACTTTGGTTAATATATTCTCCTTTTGGATAATTTAAACCTGTAAATCCTAAATTTTTACTTCTACTAGATGATTTGGAAGCAATTGTTCCCATAATAATTGGGTCTTGTGCGGATGGTCCATCTCTAAAAAACCCTACAACCCAAGAACCTTCCATTAATCCGTGTGGTGTGTCTCCAATTCCTGATGTTCCACTTGCAGTTGTTGGCATCATAACAGTAGCCCAAGGTAATTCATCAGTATCTAATTCATTTTTATCCTCGGTGTGGTAACCAAAACATCTCACTTTAACACGGTTCATTTCCTCTGGGTCAAATCTATCTTCGACAACACCAGTAAACCAGTTAAATCCATTATTTAAAAAATCATCTGCTCTCATTATACTTCCCTAGCCCTATCTTGTATTTGTATTATATCATCAATACTATCTTCAAATGAATCCTTTTTCAATGTTAAATTCATTTTATATCTTTCTTTAAATGAATGTTCTATAGCAGTAATAATATAATTCCCTGTAAAATATTTATCCACTGCTATTTCTTTTGCATCAGAACCAGCCCTATTGATACTAACATGGATTTTATTACCAAGTTTTAAATCAAAATCACCATTAATAGTAATATTAATAGTTAATGTATTTAAATTTTTTAAATATGAATGTGAATCCAAATAACCAGAGGAAATAATATTGTTATAATTATTTAAATTAGCCCCATAAGCTAGTGAATTCTGTGAGATAAAGAAATTTTTACCCTTTGTAAATTCTTTTATTGGTGTATCTAATAATTTCATGTTATCTGATAATGCGTCATTATCGTTTAATTTAACATCTCGATTGTAATTATATTCAACTGTTTTATAAGATTTAGTTGCAATATCCAGTGTGTGTAATGTTGAACCATAACAACCATCTGCTATGGATTCCAATTGTGATACATCTAAATCTGAGGACATTGTTGATATTCTTTTTCTTTCTAATTCATATAAATCTTTTTCAATTGGTGGTACATCAAAATATGGTTCATATGTATATTCATCATACACATCTTTGTCAATCATAGCCTTATATGATTCTAATACTAATTTATTATCTGATATTCTCTCATAAAAGAAAAATGGTGTTTTATTATCTGTAATATTTTTTAATAACCATTTAATGGCTGAAAGTGGTTTTAATCTTGGGTAAACACCTGTAACACTACCAGTATCTTTTGCTATTTCCAAATTATCTTTATTAATATTTAAATTATTTTTACAGATATCAGTTATCGATTTACCAACAGAATCACTAAATGGTTTTGTTAATGCGATTAAATTATTGTGATAAACATAATCCGAAACACAAGTTAATTTAAATGCCTGCATTGTTTCTTTTTGCCTGGAATAATTATCAATTTTACCTATTCTTAAATTTAAATCATATTCCTTTTTTTCTTTTGATACAACATCACGGCGAGAAAGAATAACATTAATTTTCTCATTACCCATTATTTTAAATGCTTCTAAAAGACCCCTAGAATCATAAACAAAAAATTCAAGGGTAATACCCATTGAGTAGATACTTTCTTTAATGATAAAGCTTTGGCACACATTGGTTAAATCAATATATTGCTCTGGATTATTTAAATTAGTAAATAAATGTACTTTATCTAGCGTATATGCACCAGCTCGATATGATTCTGTAGTACTAGCAGTAAGATTACTCATTATGTATTAATCGCTTTTTTATACTTATCAATAAATTGGCCAATATAATTAGGGTCGACATATCTAATTTTTGACCTATCCTCATTTAAATTAAATTCATGGTCTCTATTTGTAACATAAGCCAAATCACTATCAGCAACTCCACCATCTACATGAACTGCATTTGTAACTGGTAATTTTTCATTAGGATATAATACTACTCTTGCTTCTGCTCCACTTCCGCCGCCACCTGTAATCGTTATAGTAAGAGTTGTGTGGCCACTTCCTCTATTGTTAATATTAATAGCTGTTACTTTTCCACCAGATATGGTTGCAGTAGCAGTAGGTATTCTATTACCATTACCTGAAAATGTAACTGTAGGTATTGATGTATAGTTAGAACCACCATTTGTAAGTACAATTTTCTCTATTGCACCAGTGCCATGATTCTCATTATAGTAATAATATGGTGCATCTGCATATTTAAAGACTCTATATGTGGAAACAGTATCTGCAGAAGTTGAACCAGTGATTAATTCAGATGTATTTGTAATGCCAACTAATTCTCCAATAAAAGCACCTGTAACATTTTGTACTATCAATTGACTCATATCAATGTTTTTCTTTGTTAGTGTACCAGTTGCTCCAGATGTAGCTCCAGTAATGGTTTCTCCTAATGTGAATCTACCTGATAAGCTATCTTCAAAATTATTTGTTGTTTTTGGATTTGTTTCAATTGCAAAACCATTATATTCCTTTTCCATATATTTTTGTAATTGCTCTTGACTCATTGGCCAGGCTCTATATCCGTCATGTAAAAAATCATTTACGACAAAGAATGTCCAATAAAATTCTGATGTTCCATATAATCTTGTTGATACAATATCAGGTCTTTCTCCATTTCTTATTTCATAGAAATTATATGCAGAAAAGCTATCTAAAAATGTAGGTAAAGGTTTTACATGGCGATATATATCAACCATGTTTTGTTTAACTCCAGTTTGATTGAAGTCATATTCTACTTTTGGAAACTGCTTAAAAAAACTCATTATCCATTTCCTCCTGATGGGTTATCAATACCTTCAAAACTCTCACCATATATGTCTTGCCTTGTAATGGATTTTGTTTCCTGAAATTGTAAACTAATATCTGTTTCTAAAGGTGCTCCATCAGCGTGCATTATATTTGTTGTGGCATTTGTGGTTACACCCAATGATGTTAAAAAACAAGGGAGTATTTTCGGCATGAAACTATTTGGTTTTTCTCCTTTAAAAAATTCGATTTCAAAGGTTGCTGGATATTGAATTGATAGTTCACCAGTTTTTTCAGGTAATGAATAATTCCTAAAAACATCTACTATTTTTTGAACTACCTTTGAGTCCTCTGCTGATTCTGGGACTAATTTAAACTCAAATTGATATGAACGAATTTGATGCCCATCATATGTTGTTAAAATATTTGGATTTACGGCGACACCCCTTTTAAGTGCTGCTTTTCTAGCCACAACATCAAGTCCACCTATACCAATTTGACCTGCAATTGCAGCAGGACCATATTGTGATGCTGCAGCCTCTACATCTGAACCAGTTAATTCCGCATTTCCTTGTGTATTAATACCAACCTTTTTAAGCACTGCATCAACTGCACCACCAGTCATTCCAGCCTCTAAATTACCATAGTTACCAGCATCTGTTGTAGCAAATCCAGTAGGCATAAATAAATTAATTGCATAAAATATGACTTCACCCTCCGAAGTTCTTTCATTGACTCGAAATTGAACAAATGGTAGATTACCGTCTAATGTTTTAGGGAATCTTATAATTTCCATATTTTTTCCTATATAAATAAATAAAACATATATAGGTTTATTTATAATGGCTTACAAAGGGAAATATAAAATAAAGAATCCGGATAAGTATATCGGAAATCCAAATACTGTGGTATTTCGTTCCTTATGGGAAAGAAATGCATTTCGTTGGTGCGAGGCAAATCCAAAAGTAAAACTCTGGAATTCAGAGGAAATAGTAGTACCATATAAATCCACTGTTGATAAAAAATTGCATCGTTATTTTGTTGACCTTTTAATCCAAATGGAGAATAAAGAAACATATCTAATTGAAATAAAACCTAAATCACAAACACAACCACCAAAACCTAGGTCAAGAAAAACCAAAAAGTTTATTAATGAACAGTTGACATATATTAAAAATAATGATAAATGGGAGGCAGCTGACGCATTCGCCAAACATAAAGGTTGGAAGTTTCAGGTTTGGACAGAAGAAACTTTAAAAAATCTAGGCATCAAAGTACTCTAAAAACCATATAAATAGATTATATGGCAAGTTTATTCGATACATTACAAGCCCAAGCTCAGAGAGCAGGTGTTACAGCACGGACTAAAAATTCAAAGAAATGGTTTGAAAAAAAGGTACAAGAACTTTCGGTCCCAGGAAGAAGTAAACTTTTAAAGGATTCAGCTCTAGATAAAACCACAAGAAATATTACTGGTAATATGTATATGTATTTTTATGACCCAAAACATAAGAAAACATTACCTTATTACGATAGATTTCCTTTAACTATTATGGTAGAACCAGCACCAGGTGGGTTTTATGGTTTAAATCTACACTATTTAAAGCCAGATATTAGAGCAGCATTTTTAGATGAATTAATGAAAACCGCACCAAATAAAATAACAGATAAAACAAGATTAACAAAAATGCGATATAGTTTGTTACAAGGTGTGAGAAAATATAAAGAATTTAAACCGTGTTTTAAACATTATCTAGGTAAACATGTTAAATCACAATTTTCAAGAGTACAAATGGCAGATTGGGAAATAGCAATATTTCTACCAGTTGAACAATTTACAAAGAAAAGTAAAACAGCTGTTTGGAATGAAAGTATTAAAATCGCGAGAAGTTAATGAGCAGTATCGATAATTTAAAAGCAATAGTGTCACAAAAGAATGGATTGGCTAGAGGTAATCGTTTTAATGTTATTTTTACACCCCCGTCACAATCATTGTTAAATTTAAATCCAGATGTATTAATAGGTTCATTATTATCTGGTTCATTTAATGCTAAAAATTTAATTAGTGACCCAAGAGATATATCACTATTATGCCAAAGTGCCAGCCTACCAGGCAGACAAGTAACAACACTAGATTATCAGGCAGAAAAACAAACAGTCCCTGTACCTTATGCATTTATTGATGAAGATGTTACCTGTAAATTCCTATTAACAAATGATTATTATATGAAAATCATATTTGATGATTGGTTAAGTGCTATCCTAGATTTGGATACATACGAAGTAGGATATAAAAAAGATTTCGCAACCGATGTTGTAATACAACAATTGGATTTAGAAAATAAGCCAGTATATGGAGTAAGACTTGTGAATGCATTTCCTACTTCAGTAACTGGTGTTGAATTGGATTCTGCATCAACTGAGGTGCAGGAATTGAATGTAGTATTTAGCTACGATAAGTATATACCGGAAGGACCAACAAGTACCAGATTATCTGGTGTTTCTAATCTCCTTGACGCATTAACTTAGTATAATATAGGAGAATATTATGGCTTTGCCAAAATTGAGTGTTCCTCAATATAAGGTTCAATTACCTTCTACTGGGAACGATTTAAATATGAGACCTTTTCTTGTAAAAGAGGAGAAGGTACTAATGATTGCTTTAGAATCAAATGATATGGAGCAAATTAGTAAGGCAGTAAGAGATATCATTTTATCATGTTATGATTTAGACAGTTTGGAAGACCTTACTGTATTTGATATTGAATATCTATTCTTACAACTGAGAGCAAAATCTGTAGGTGAAAATATGAACATACAGATTAAATGTACTCAGGAAGAATGTGATGGTCTTACGCCAATATCAATTAATGTTGACGATGTTGAGATAATAAATCAAAATCAGGAACGTACAATATTACTTGATGAAAAGACAGGAGTTGGAGTTACTATGAAATATCCATCAATGGAATTAATAGGTTCGTTGGATATTGAAAAACTTAACTCAGTCGAAGGTGTTATGGAATTAATTATAAAATGTATTGATTCCATATTTGATAATGATAATGTATTTGATGCAGATACTGAAAGTGCTAAAGACCTTGAACAATTTGTTGAGAGCTTAAATTCTGAACAATTTAGAATGATTCAAGGATTTTTACAAGAAGTACCTGCCGTATATTATAAAACTGAATATGAGTGTGATAAATGTAAACATACGAATGAGGTTGAGTTAAGAGGACTAAATAGTTTTTTTACATAAGCCTCTCGCATGAGAGTTTGGAAAATTTTTACCAAACAAACTTTGCATTAATGCAACATCATAAGTACAGTTTAACTGAAATAGAAAGTATGATGCCGTGGGAGAGGGAGATATATTTAGCTCTACTCCAGGAACATATTAAGGAAGAAAACGAAAAGATTCAAAAAATGAATAATAGGAGAAGGTAATGGCTGAAGGACAAGACAATAGTCGTAACGAAGTTGAAATTGATTTAGATAAGTATATGGCTTTAATTGATAAGCTTGATAAATCTGAGGATATGATTAAGGAAATGCAACTTGAAGCTGCAGAAGCAAAGAAAAGACTTGCACCACCTAAAAGAAAATTTACTGATATATTTTTAGATGATAATGATGTAAACGAAAAAGCAATTATTGGTTTTATCTCATTTGGTTTAATGACTATATTTGGTTTATGTGATTTAATCACTGCTTTTTATGGTCAAGATTTAGTCATCTCTGATACAATTTATACATCATTTGTTGTGGTAACACTTGGTGCATTTGGTATATCAGAGGCCGGAAGAGCATTCGGCGGAAAATAGGAATAATAAATGGCGGAAGATAATAAACCAAAAAAAGACGCACCAGGAACTAAAGGTATTGCCACATTAATCGAGGTAATGGAGGCCAACAATAAGAGCACGGCCAAAATTGCTATCGATAGTCAAAACACAAGGCGACATCTATTAGAAATGAAAAACATGCAGAAAGTCATGAATGACTTTCAAGCGCGTACTGTATATGGTTTTGAAAACTTCCAAGATATAATTGATTCGCAAAAGCTTCAAGGTATGGAGGACAACCGAGAAAGAATGTCCATCTTTGAAGAGATTCGCGATGAATTACGACAACTGCCTAAGGATACTGCAGCTGCCACAGCAACAGCTAGTGAAAAAAGTGGAGGCGGTGCTTTACTAGGTAATATTGGTAAAATGGTTGGTGGTGCTGGTATCGGTGTTGGTGCTATAGGTGTGGGTATTGCCGCAGTATTTGCAACTGCTCCTAAATTAATTGAAACATTTGAAACAATGGATGTTCCTGCAATTAAGAAAAACATCATGGACTTAATTGGTATTAACCAAGAGGTTGAAAAACAAGGTGGTAATTTATTAGTTGATGGTGGTTCGTTGGCATTAGCAATGACAGGT